ATAAAATTGAGACCAGAAAAGCATTTTTATTGGTAGAAGAAAATGAATCTACAAAAGGTGATTTGGAGGTTTCATTAGCACCGTGGATCGTTTTAACTAGCGATGATCAAATTCCAGTTCCACCAGATTGGATTGTTACAATCGTGGAACCAATTCAAACTATAAAAGAAATGTATGAGGAGAAAGTAAATGAGCAAGACGGTCAAGTGTCTTTTACTGAAAGTTGACAATGTAATTGTCACTGAAATTATTGAAGTTGGATCTGAACTTGGAGAACCTGATTGTAAACTTATAAACCCTTATAAGATTGATTCTGAAGGAAATTTAACTCCTTGGCCAGAAGTAACCGATCAACGAGAAATGATGATTCATTCGGATAGTATTCTTACTATTGTTGATCCAAAAGAAGAAATTATTGAAAAGTATCTTGAATTGACTGCATAATGCGATTTTATACAAACGTTCAAATGGTCGGGGATCACTTCTTGGTCCGTGGTTATGAAGATGGTAAACACTTTATGACTCGGGAGAAGTTCAACCCGACTCTTTTTGTCCCTTCTCAAAAGAAAACCAAATATCAGACATTAAGTGGCGAATATGTAGAGGCAGTTGAACCTGGGTCTGTTCGTGACTGTCGGGAGTTTATCAAAAAGTATGAGGGAGTAGAAAACTTTAAAATCTATGGAAATACTCAATACATTTATCAGTATATCTCTGAAATGTATCCAGAGGAGGAACTAAAGTTTGATATTAGTAAAGTTAAGGTTACTACTCTTGATATTGAGGTTGCATCGGAGAATGGATTTCCTGATGTAGAATCTGCTGCAGAAGAAGTTCTGTTGATTACTATTCAGGACTATTCTTCTAAACAGATTCGTACTTGGGGTATGGGTCCATTTAAGAATCAACAAAAGAATGTGATTTATCGTTCTTTTGATAACGAGCGTGACTTGTTGATGGACTTTATCAACTGGTGGATGGTTGAAGAGAATACACCAGAAGTTGTAACTGGTTGGAATATTGAACTATATGACGTTCCATATTTGGTTCGTCGTTTGGACCGTATTCTTGGTGAGAAGTTGATGAAACGTTTTTCTCCTTGGGGTCTTGTGACTGAGGATGAAATTTATGTTGCTGGTCGTAAGCATATTTCATACGATGTTGGTGGTATTAGTCAACTTGATTATCTAAACCTTTATAAGAAGTTTACTTATAAGGCACAGGAATCTTATCGCCTTGATTATATTGCAAGTGTCGAATTGGGTCAAAAGAAACTTGACCACTCCGAGTTTGATACTTTCAAAGACTTCTACACGAAAGGTTGGCAGAAGTTTGTAGAATACAACATCATTGACGTGGAACTTGTTGACCGTATGGAAGACAAGATGAAACTGATTGAACTTGCTTTGACGATGGCATATGACGCCAAAGCAAATTATACAGATGTTTTTTCGCAAGTAAGAATGTGGGACACGATTATCTACAACTATCTGAAAAAGAGGAACATTGTGATTCCTCCCAAAGAACGTTCTGATAAAGATTCTAAGTATGCTGGTGCTTATGTTAAGGAACCTATTCCTGGAAAGTATGACTGGGTTGTGTCTTTTGACCTCAACTCGCTATACCCTCACCTCATTATGCAATACAACATCTCGCCAGAAACTCTTCTAGAAGAGAGGCATCCAAATGTAACTGTTGATAAAATTCTCAATCAACAGACTAACTTTGAGTTGTATAAAGACTACGCGGTTTGTGCTAACGGAGCAATGTTCCGCAAAGATGTGCGTGGATTTCTTCCAGAGTTGATGGAAAAGATCTATAAGGATCGCACCATCTACAAAAAGAAAATGCTTGCTGCCAAACAAGAGTATGAAAAGAAAAAGACGAAAGACTTGGAAAAAGAGATTGCAAGATGCAACAACATCCAAATGGCGAGGAAGATTCAACTTAACTCTGCTTATGGTGCTATCGGCAATCAGTATTTCCGTTATTACAAACTAGCAAACGCTGAGGCAATCACCTTGTCGGGTCAGGTTTCTATCCGTTGGATTGAGAACAAGATGAATGCCTATCTGAATAAAATTCTCAAAACTGATGAGGTGGACTATGTTATTGCTTCAGATACTGACTCTATCTATCTTAATATGGGTCCTTTGGTTGAAAGTGTATACAAGGGAAGAGAGAAAACTACTCAAAGCGTTGTTTCGTTCCTTGATAAGGTCTGTCAGGTGGAATTTGAAAAGTATATTGAAGGTTGCTACCAAGAATTGGCGACCTATGTGAATGCTTATGACCAGAAGATGCAGATGAAACGTGAGAACATTGCTGAGCGTGGAATCTGGACTGCTAAAAAGCGTTACATTCTGAATGTCTGGGATAGTGAAGGTGTTCGCTATGAAGAACCTAAACTGAAGATGATGGGTATTGAGGCAGTTAAGTCTTCTACTCCTGCACCTTGCCGTCAGATGATTAAAGATGGACTCAAACTGATGATGAGTGGAACAGAGGAAGAGGTAATTGAGTTTATTGATAAGTGCCGCTCTGATTTCAAAAAACTTCCACCAGAACAAATTGCTTTTCCACGAACTGCTTCTGATGTCCGTAAATATTATTCATCTTCTGATATTTACAACAAAGGAACTCCCATTCATATTCGTGGAGCACTTCTCTTCAATCATTATATAAAGGAAAATAAACTGACAAATAAGTATTCACTCATTGCAAACGGTGAGAAGATTAAGTTTGTCTATCTTAAAAAACCAAATATCATTCAGGAGAATATTATCTCCTTTATTCAAGACTTTCCCAAAGAACTTGGTCTTGACAAATACATCGACTATGAACTACAATTTGAAAAGAGTTTTGTAGAACCACTCAAATCTATCCTTGATTCTATTGGATGGAATGTGGAAAAAACCGTAAACCTTGAACTATTTTTTGCTTAATGGACTTGCCTATTAATGATAACGAACTGGATACGATTGTAAAGGCACTTGGTTTTGGTGGAGATGCCGCTTTGTATCATAAACTGAAACTGGTTAAAGAACTTAAAGAACAAGGTTTACCTTATAAAAAAATACTTCGTGAAGAATACGGGATGGTGTGCTGATGGATTTTCTTAAAGAAATTGTAAAAGAAGTTGGTGGCGAGTATACGAAACTTGCTTCTGATATTGATGAGACTGAGACTTATGTTGATACGGGTTCGTACATTTTTAATGCACTGGTTTCAGGTAGCATATTTGGCGGTGTATCTGGGAATAAGATTACTGCTATTGCTGGAGAGTCTAGTACTGGAAAGACTTTTTTCTCTCTCGCCGTGGTTAAGAACTTTCTTGATACTCATTCCGATGGTTACTGTCTCTACTTTGACACTGAGGCTGCTATCACTAAATCTCTTTTAGAATCTCGTGGAATTGACACTTCTCGTCTTGTGGTTGTTAATGTTGTTACTATTGAAGAGTTTCGTGGAAAGGCACTCAAGGCAGTAGATATTTACTTAAAAAAACCCGTAGAAGAACGCAAACCTTGTATGTTTGTGTTAGACTCTTTGGGTATGCTTTCCACAGAAAAAGAGATTACTGACGCACTGAACGACAAACAAGTTCGTGATATGACTAAATCACAACTTGTGAAAGGTGCTTTCCGTATGCTTACTCTCAAGTTGGGGCAGGCAAACATTCCAATGATTGTAACCAACCACACTTACGATGTCATCGGTGCTTATGTTCCTACTAAGGAAATGGGTGGTGGTAGTGGTCTTAAGTATGCCGCTTCTACTATCATTTATCTTAGTAAGTCAAAGGAAAAGGATGGAAAGGAAGTTATTGGAAACATTATCAAGGCAAAGACTGCTAAGTCGCGTTTGAGTAAGGAGAACCAACAAGTTGAAATCCGTCTATTTTATGATGAGCGCGGTCTTGATCGCTATTATGGTCTTCTGGAACTCGGAGAACTCGGTGGACTTTGGAAGAATGTAGCAGGGCGCTATGAAATAGACGGTAAGAAAATTTATGGGAAGGAAATTCTCAAAAACCCACAGCAATATTTCACTGAAGAAGTAATGGAAAAACTTGATGTGATTGCTAAAGGTGAATTTTCTTATGGATGAACTTCAAGATTTCATTCATATTTACGAAAATGCCCTTGAACCTGATATATGTAATTTTTTAATTAATTTATTTGATCAGGTTTTAGACAAACACGAACGTCTTGATAATGATGGAAAACCTAACTTTACTCAGTTTAATCTCACAGAAAATCGTGAATTAACACCAGAAGTTAATCAAGTTCATAGTCATATCATCAAAAACATTTTTGAATATCGTGATAAGTATTATGAGTTTGTAGATAAGCGTGTATTTCCTGAGGAACACGCTCTAGAACAATTTCGTATTAAAAAATACGAACCAAATGGTGTTGATCAGTTTGATACGCACGTAGATGTGGTAGACTATGGGACCGCCCGTAGATTTTTATCTTTTATGTGGTATTTGAATGATGTTGAAAGTGGCGGTCAAACTATTTTCAAAGATGTTCAAATTCAACCAAAACAGGGAACTTTGATTATGTTTCCTCCACTTTGGATGTTCCCTCATAAGGGGGAATCACCAATTAGTGGTCCAAAGTATATTATGAGTGCCTATTTGCATTACAAATAATGGAAAGAATTGAGACAA